ATGTAAACACCAACGAAGGATGGAAGCAAGCTCCAATTGCTACATGGCCATTTGATGAAAGCCCTACAATGGCGAGATACACAATTTCAAATATTGATCAAAATAAATTCACAATCAATTTCGCAGAAGAATTAAGTGCGCAATATAATGTGCATATTTTAGCTTCAAGATAAAGCTTGACATTTTTTAATTTGTCTGATATAATTCAGGCATGAAAAATCTATTATACAAAACTAAATGTTATTTAGTGGGCCACATGCAATACGTTAGTGGTAGAAACTGGAGAGACCATGTTGCGGAACAACTCAAGCCCTTAAGTATAACTTGTTTTGATCCATACAAAAAACCATTCATTAAAGATGTAGAAGAAGATGAAGCTTCCAGGCAAGAAATGGAAACATGGATGAGCACCAAACAATATGATCGCGTAACAGAAAGAATGAAAACTGTTCGGGCGTACGATTTAAATTTGGTTGACCGAAGTGATTTTATCATAGCCCACCTTGTGCCTGAAGTCGCAAGTTGGGGCAGCGCCGAAGAGATTGTTACTGCTGTTCGCGAGAAAAAACCTGTGTTTGTGAGCATGGAAGGCGGAAAAGCGAAAACTCCACTATGGATGCTTGGCATGTTTCCGCACAAATATATTTACAACAACGTAGACGAGATAATCAACATGCTTCACGCAATTGACGATGGCAACAAACCAATTGATTCTGACAGGTGGAGGCTATTAAGAAAGGAATTTAGATGACTCAAACCTTAGCCTCAGCATCATATTTTGAATTTTTTACTGGAGATTTTATTGTTTTCGGTTTTCTTGGTTTTGTAATTTGGTGTCTTCTAAAAAAGAAAGACGATGAATTTTATGACAAATAAAGCTTTGAAATATTCAGATGTTTGTTTGATTCCAAATTATACCGAATGTGAATCTCGAAAACATTGCGATACATCAATAAACCTGTTCGGCAATCATTACAAGCTTCCGATCATTCCTGCAAACATGAAGTCGGTTATAGACATGAAGCTTGCAAAATGGATGAGCGACAATGATTATTTTTACATCATGCATCGATTCGATAACGATATCGCAGAGAATGTAGCCATTGCAAACTCAGAAAACTGGAAAACAATTTCATTCAGCATAGGCATACAAGACACAGACAAAGACAAGCTTTTGAAAATCAAATCAAGAAAACATAAAATACATTTCTTGACGATAGATATTGCGCACGGTTATTGTAAAAGAATGATTGACATGATAAAATTTATCAAACAAAACTTTGAAGATACAAAAATTATTGCCGGCAATGTTTCAACCCCTCAAGCCGTGCGTTCTCTTGCTGAGAGCGGCGCAGACTTTGTTAAAGTGGGTATAGGTCAAGGTTCTCCTTGTACCACAAAAGATAAAACAGGATTTACCATGCCAATGTTTAGCTGTGTGAAATGGTGCTCAGATGTAACACTTGACCAAGGAAATCGCGTCCCAATCATCGCTGATGGAGGAATAAAATGCAATGGAGATATTGCAAAATCTTTGGTGGCTGGAGCAAGCATGGCCATGGCCGGAGGAGTTTTCGCGGCATGCACAGATAGTCCTGCATTAAACATGAACATAAACGGCGCAAACCATAAAGCATACTATGGTTCCGCAAGCGCAGAAAATAAAGGACACAATAACCACATTGAAGGAAAACTAAATCACATACAATCAAACAGCATGACTTTAGAAGAAAAACTATTTGAAATAACTCAAGATTTACAAAGCGCAATAAGCTATGGAGGAGGAGAGAGTATTGATATATTCAAAGAAGTGGACTACCATTTAATTTAATTTTTAAAATAAAACTTGACATTATTTAAAATATATACTATAATCAATCCCATGAACAACGCAGCAGCAAAACAAATAAGAAAAATTTTAAACTTTGATCCGAACAGTTCGGATGAAACAATAAAGCGGGTATACTCTCGCGCTAAAAAACAATACAACAAATTATCTCAAGGAGCAAAACCTTTATTCCTTGAAGAACTAGAGAAATTATACAACGCAAATTAATTATGGAAAATCAAACACAAGAAAAACAACAGTCAGATTGGAGCAAACGTGAACTCGGAGCTTTATGGGTAAGAAGCGGAAAGAACCAAAAGTATCTTTCTGGAACTATTAATGTCGAAACCATGCCAGGAGTTACAGAGCCTGTAAAGGTAGTAGTTTTCACCAATAAGGGCAGAGAGAAAAATGAGCGAGCTCCAGATTATGTGATCTACAAAAGCGAAGAGGCATCTCAATCAAAATCTAGTGAGCAGGTTGAACAAGTAGCCAAGCAAGCAGTGCAAGAAGCAAAGTCTTCTTCCGAAGCTGTAAACGAGGATATTCCTGAAGAATTATTTTAATCAATATAAACACAAATCATGGAAAAACAATTTTGGCACAGTAAAAAGTTTTGGGCGGCAGTTGTAGCTGCAGGAGTTCCAATTCTAAATCACTTCTTTACTTTAGGACTAACGCAAGAAGTTGTTATGCAAATCGTTGGGCCTATTGTGGCTTATATTCTTGGTCAAGGTCTTGCAGATCTTGGTAAAAACAAAAGTTAATCGTTCTTTTAAATTTATGGGCGCGTACTGGATTCGATTTAAATTGAATTGGGTATGATGCAAGTCGAAGAGATGCCTGGCTTCGTAAAAAGGCATAAGTTTATACATGGCAAAAATAAAAGTCGTGTTGTAGCTTTCAGCCCAAAAGCTGAAAAGCTCGCATTAGCAGCTTAACCTGCTACCCCTCTCTGTCAGACGCAGATACGGCAGAAGAGGGGTCAACCATCTGCAAAACAGAAAAAGTTTAATTGTATCACAAACTGCAAATAATTGAAACAATTAGTTGGATGTTTATATCATAACTATAAAAAAAATAAACTAAACTTGTAGATTCCTACTTTTGAAGATTTAAAGACGCGGGTTCAACTCCCGCCGCGTCCACCATTTTAACACCAACAATGCAGCAATACATATTCGACTCTTCTTCATCAGACTTATTTTACGAAAAATTTGATTGCTTTCATGAGTTTTTTGTTGATGAAATATTATTGTCTGCCGTAACACCAAACGGGTCAACTTTAGATTCAATACTTTTCTGCGAAAGCCCGAATCACGATCCCTTATATTATGAAATACTTACTGCAGGCATGCAAGCATTTGCTCCTAAATTTTGCGCGAAGCTAATGGCAAACAATAGATTGGAAGCAGAGTGCTTGTTTTATGATTTTGGAGAAGCCGAAGGAATACAGCATGTTTACATGATGCAAAACCTTATGGATTGGACAGATAAAAACGATTTCTGCTGTGAAGTTTGGTCGCTAAAAGATCCTGATATGCAAACACTAGAACTTTATTGGAGCTCATGAAAATATTAGAAAAAATAAAATCCCTCATACCCTCTCGGCAAAAAGCCGAATCAAAAGATTTGTCAATGTGCGATTTGATTCTTGAAAGAATTGATCAAAAGAAAAAAAATGCCAAGCATTCCCCGAGTGAATTAACAAAGCAAGAATGGACTCAAATACTCAACGAAATATCTTTCGCATTCAAGGTAACAAAATCAAATTCAACATTAAAGTCGCCGGCAAGAAAAAAACAGCGCAAGAAGAAGATTGAGAATTCATTCACTCTTTTTGAAAAGTATTTAAAAGAATTATAATTTTATTGCTTGACTTGCTGGCGAATATATGCGATAATACTTGCATATGAAAAAAATGTCACTAAACAAAGATGGTACGCCCCGCAGACGCCGCAATTCAGGCAAAGGCGGTTCCGCAATTGTTTCCTTGTCGGTTGACGAGATCCTAGATCTTGTATCACAAGAAGTTACTTCTATACCTGTTAGCGAAGATTGGGTTAAAGGCAGATTGTATGCAAATTATCTTGCAGGCAAAAAAACCTCCAATGACTTCAGCGAGCTACAATCAGTAGAAGACAAAATTGAATATGCGATCACCGACTTTGACAATGAATAATTAT